ATTGTCAATAGAATGGCTGACAAGGACAAAGACTATATTGAAGGTTTACTGGAAGGACAGGATGATATAGATATGGATGATGCATTACTTTCTGTAGATGGCGATGATCATCTTTCCGCAAATGACAAGGAACGTATAAAACCAAAATTGAAGGCAGCAATTGAACAAATGAGAAAGAATGTAGCTGCGCGTGTGGAGCGTGTAAAGGCTGCAAAAGAGGCAAAGGCTGCCGAACCCGCACCAAAAGAAGCAAGTGCCGCAGTAACAAATGAGGCTGCTGGAAAGGCTCCTGAAGCTCCTGAAGCTCCAGCAGAACCTACACCTGGCGAAGCACGAGTGGCAAAGGCTGTTGCCGCAAAAGAGGCTGCTGAAAAGGCTCCTGAGGCACCTACTGAAGAACCAAAGAAAAAACTACGTGTTCTTACGCAAAAACAAAAGAATGCTATCGCAAAACAAAAGGTTGTGGCAGAAGAAACACTGAAGAAACGACTTGCTTCTGTTGCAGCAGCAAAAGCTGCTATTGCTAAACCAAATGACGCTGTGAACAGCAATTCTGAAGTAACTGTCCCAGAAAACCTTACTGGAACGGAGAATACTGAAGATCTTGAAGAGCCAGTACCAGAAACATCAAATGACCCAACCGCTGTCAATTCCACACAACAAACCCTACTGCGTATTGGCGTAGATTCTGCGTCCGAATACATTGAACTTGATGCGACGAAATTCAAAAGCACAGGTGGCTTCAATACACTTGGTCTAGGACTTGGCCAACGCGAGTTCCGCCAACTCTACGGAATGGCCACCGCTGATGAATTCCGTATAATGCAGCGGGTCTTCGGTGTGTCCCGTATTGGTGCGAAACCAAAGTTCATTGGCTATTTGGAAGCCAAGTGTCTCTTTGATGGTATTGATGTGGTGAAGAAGGCATTCAAGACTCGTATTGGAACTCTCCGTGCTGCGATTTCTCTGAATTCTACCTCCAATACTGCCAAGCGTAACAAGCATTTCCAAGATTGGTTGACGAAGACACTTGCTGACTTGAACACCTTCACCACTGCATGTCCTCCTGAACCTACAGCTACAACAAATACTGCAACACAAACAAATAGCTCGATATCAGCGCCAGTATCTACAACTAGCCCTAGTGCGACTGTTTCAGGACCAGGATGCCCATGCTTGACTGACATAAACCTCTTACGCGATCTTGTGTACGTTCTAGCACTTGTTCAAGGAAATGCTTCACCTGAGCTCAAGAAACAAATCGCCGCAATCCCTATGAATCGTATCTTGAATATCACCAAAGCGTCTAATACAACAACCTTTTTGCCTCAAGTTCGCGAGGCACTTATTGCCTTACTTCGTATTTTACGCGAGGCACCTGCTGAGGGTCCTGGAGCAGTCAATGTTTCCGCAATTACTGGTGCTCTTGGATTAAACAAGGGAGTGGGTCTTGAGGGTGTGTTGAAACATCTTCGTGAGTTGAGCGCAGAGTTGGATAAACATAAGCAATTGCTCAAGGAATGCCAAGAGGCTAAGGCGAAAGTCGCAGAAGCTGAAGCTGAAGCTGAAGCCCCTGAAGCCGATGAACCAGAAGGGCCCTCCCTTGATGCCCTTACAGCTCCTCTTGCAGCAGCACGGGCAAAAGTCGCAGAAGCAGAAGCAGCACAAGAGGCGGTTGCAGCAGAAATTACAGCCCTTCGTGAAGGTTTAGCCAAAGCTACTGCTGATGCAGCAGGATCAGCTGGAGAGGTTGCCTCGTTACAAGAACAACTCAACGAAAAAGAAGCAGAACTTGCTGGCCTTCGTGCTACACTTGCTACATTAAGAGGTGAACTTGAACAAGCAAAAGCTCGTGTGGCAGAACTGACAACTGCTGTTGGTGAAGTTGAGGCGCTTCGTGCTGCTGCGGCAGCATCAGAGGCTGAAAAGACTGCTCTTCGTGCTCAAGTTGATGAGCTTCAGAAACAACTCGCAGCCAAGTCCGGTAAAGAGGCAAAAGCACTTCAAGAACAACTTGCTGGTGTACAAGCCGAGTTGGCACGTGTAAATAAACTATTTGAAACACAGCTCCTTGAATTAACGAAGAAGAATGCTGAAGTCGAGGCTCTACAGAAGCAACTCGCCAAACTCCAAAAGGAAAAGGAAGCAAGTAACACTCGTGCCACTGCCGCAGAGGAAAAAGCTGCCGCTGCCAATGCAGCAACCGCCGATGCAGCAGCGGCTAGACGAGAGGCCGCTGCCAAACAAGCTGAACTTGACAAGTCCACCGCTGCGCTAGGATCCAAAGAGGCTGAACTGGCCGCAGCAGTAGCTCAAGTTGCTGCTCTAACAAAGGCTCTCGAAGACTCAAGCACTGAAGCCGCAGTATCTACAGAAACAGCAGCAGCCACTGCTGCAGCTAAGTTAGCAGCGAAAGAGACTGAGTTGTCTGCTTCACGAGCAAATGCAGCAAAAGCAAAGGAAGAGGCCGCAGCACAACTCGCCAAAATTCAAGAAGAACTCGCAACTGCAAAGGCAGCTCTCACTGCTCTTCAAGGTGCAGCGTCAAGCACAGAGGCTGAGAAAGCTGACCTCGCACGTCAAGTTAAAGAAGCCGAAGCAAGTGTAAAGGCACTTCAAGCACAACTTGCCACTGCTGGAACATCAGGAACTGCCCAAGCGGCTGCCTTTGATACAGAGCGTAAGGGTTTAGAGGCAGAAATTGGTAGACT